TTGTTTTCAATTCACGTAAAGATCGCTGTGGTGCCAAGTGCTAATGTGGTTACATTGTTGTCCGCACCGAACGTAGTTACGGTAATACTGACGGTAGACTTATTAGTAATATCCCACGTCTGTCCTAAAATTAACGTTGTAGTTAACGGGAGGCGAACAGTATGTGTTGATGTATCTGTGAAATACTGTAGTCTGTCGCTTGAACTAAGTAGGCTAAAGGTGCCAGCACTTGTTGTTGTCGTGTTGTACGCGCTACTTACTACCGAACCAGTATTTAGCGAGGTGAAGCCCGTGATCTCAAAGTACCAGCCGGTTGAGTTTGTACCACCTGATGATACATACGTAATAGTGGCTACCTGATTTGGTTTAAGAATTCCAACTGCATCAAAATATGTAGCTGTAACAACGCTAATAGGCTGTGTAGATTTATTGTGTATTTCCCAAGATTGCCCGTCAATAATGGTTGTAGCAGGACTCGGAAGGATAACACCCTGAGTGTTTGTTCCAGTAAAGTACTGAAGCGTAGCACTTGAGCTTGTAAGCGTTGTATTAGCACCGCTAGTTACAGTTGTCGCATAACTAGATGTTTTTATATTGGCAGCAGCTAACGTAGTTGCACCTGTACCACCATTGGCAATAGGTAGCGCCGTACCTGAATACGATATTGCAAGTGTCCCGGAAGTTGTAATCGGGCTGCCGGATATAGACAGGAATGAAGGTACAGTTGCGGCTACAGAAGTAACACTACCAGTTCCGCTAGGGTTTGGTTCCCAAGACGCGGTTGTACCATTGGATGTCAGAATGTAGTTGTTTGGCCCAATGCCTAAGCGAGAAGCAAAGTTTGAGCCAGTACCAATTATGAGGTCGCCCGTTGTTACGATGGGCGATAAAGCATTGAAAGCAGCGGTAGCCGTAGTCTGACCTGTACCACCGTGGCTAATAGTCACTGTTCCGGTGACATTAGAGGCTGTACCAAGGGTGCTACTAGATAGGGGGCTAGGTAGATCACTATTTTGTATCCACGAAAGCCCGATACTAGTTCCGTTAGACCTAAATACTTGCCCTGCGGTTTGGGTGCCAATGCCATTAGCAATATTGTCAATTGCGCCTTGCGCTGTCGTAGCACCCGTGCCGCCGTTGGCAATAGCTACTGTACCAGTTACATTGTTGGCGCTACCGCTAATATTTCCGGAAACATTTGATCCGCTAATAGCAATAGTAGTATTAGTTACACCTGTAATCTGCCCGCGAGAGTTAGTAGTAAGTACAGGTACTTGGCTTGCCGACCCATATGTCCCTGCGGTTCCGACATTTGTAATCGAAAATTGGTTAGTTGATAGACTTAAGCCAGCACCAGCGGTATATGTTTGAGTTGCGGCAAACTCAATAAAAACTATCGAAGTTGTGCCTATAGTAATAGGTAGAGGCGTCTGCTGAACCCATGATGTATTGGCATTAACTGTACCGTAAAGAACCAAAAGCATGTCGCCTTGGTCAACTTCATTTGTTCCTGTGCCACTTGTGTCGTAGTCTGTCGCTCTTGTCAACACCCAACGAGAGATAGAAGTCTGGCCTACATTAGTGACTGTGTATACGCCGTTGTATTTAGCCGAAGTAGATACTTCGTCTTTAACTAGTATGCGAATACCTAATTCAACAGTTACACCGTCTACGACTAAAGGCTCATAATTTACGCCTGTTATTGTTGCCCCAACACCAGAAGAACCGTTGTTGTAGGTGTAGCTTGCCAATGGGGCTGCGGTAGCTAAATAACAGGCTGCGTGAAAATTAACACCTGATGCAATTGAATCTGCATAGGTTTTATTGACAATATCAGTACCTGAAGTTGGCGCAGTAGAAATAGTTCCAGTGGTCAAGGCTACAGAGGTAATGTCTGTATTTGCGCCGCTTTGCGCCGCGCTTAGATTTGATCTTGCAGTAGCCGCCGTGGTAGCACCTGTACCGCCTCCGGTAACCGGTAACGTACCGGATAACTGACCGACAGGCAAACTTAGCGAGCTAAGAGTAGTCAGGGTACTATTAGAGGTAGCAGTGATATTTGCAGCAGTACCAGTTGTATTCTGATTTAACAGGGGTACATCGGCAGCCTGAAGCGCAGACATACTCACATTTGTACCGTTGCCGCGCAAGTAATAGCCGCTTGTCGTAGCCCCAGCAAGGGCATTGATCGCAGCTTGGATGCTCGTTTGCCCAGTACCGCCATTCGAAGGCGCAAGAGTGCCGCCCAATGTGATTGCGCCAGTAGAGAAAGTAGAAGGCGTCAGCCCGGTTGTACCGGCGCTAAAAGAGTACACATCCCCTATGGGCGACCAACTTGCGGTAGTTCCCTTGTAGCCTTCGAAGTTGTCCGTCGAACTGTTGTACCGCAGCATACCTTTTACGGATGTTGCGGGTCGTTCAGCGGTAGTGCCCTTACTTACAGTTACAGCACCTGTAGAAGTAAAAGCAGAGTCACCCGTAGCAGTCAAAATACCAAAAGTGGGATTATCCCCAGATTGATACTTATCAGAGTTGAGGTTAGTAAAGTTTGTGTCTACTTCATTGTTAGTTAGGGGCGAGCCCTTCCCAGACCGAGTAACAATTGTTGACATAACTTACCTTTAGCTAATGGTCACCGTCCAAGTAATGCTAATTACGTCGAGCGCGCCTTTGTTAACCACAGAGAACACAGTACGGCAAAGCATAGTTCCTGCCGAAGATGCGTTAAAGATGCCAGCTTCGGTAACTGCGCCAGTACCAGTTCCGGCAGGGAACGTGGTTGTGTAGGTGACGACGTTAGAAGAAGCAGTGCTGGTAAGCAACGCGGTGCGAGAACCTGTAATGGCAGACTGTAGCGCGGTATCGCCCACAGCAGCCGCAGTAGTACCGGTTCCAAGCTCCATCCAACCCATGACGGCGGCACTTGCGCCAACCATACGGGATGCAATGAAGTATTTGCCAGTCGTAACAACCAGATTCTTAATTTCTCGGCTGTCTTTCAGTTTCCCGGTTTCGTCAAATACGTTGATCTGAACGGCACCGGTAATCTTAACGTCGTCATTAATCATAAATTACCCCTACTTAAAAAGTTCTGTACTCACCAACGTAGTCTTGTTGGAAATATGTTATATCACAGTAGCCTTGGGCTATAAGTGACCCGGTGTCCGCTGTGCCCGTAGTATCGCTAAAATTTTTGCCAATGTCTATTAAATTCTGATCGCTGAGGCTTACCGAGTCTGCATAGGCCGTCTCAAAAGACATCGCGTAGACATCTGCCGAAACAATAGTCTCACTAAAACTGCGGTCAAAAGAAACTACTGAAGAAAAATCATCTGTGAAACTAACTGCGTCAGTAGGTGATTCTTCTTGAACTCGTGAGAACAAGTAGTCGTCAGTAATAGTTACTTCGTCATCTACATACTTAAACGTACCGACATTTATGACTTCAGAATTTAATATTGTTTCGTAGTATGCTGAGCTAATACTAAGAACAGCAGAATCTGTTGCTGTAATAGTATCTATAAATACCTTATTCGCGGATAGTACTACGGTACAAACGTCGCTTGTGCTTGCGCTATCAGCAACGCCTTTAGTAAATTGTATGGTAGTGCCGTCGCTTAGCGTCAGTATATCTTCGTCGCCCAGAAGTTTTGTTAGTACAAAACGTACGCTATCGGACAAGCTAAACTTGTCCACCACAAACCGGACTTTTCCATCATCAACGCCATAGACAATATCCGCCGAGAATAGAACGTAAGAGACGTCGCTTACAGGGGATACATAGTAGACACTGGTAGCCGGACGTAACGAAGAAACCTGTGCGGCTAAAGTCTGGACAACAATGTCCGGACTTGACCTTATATACTCTACATTAGCAACCGGGGAAACGAAGGAAACATCCGTCCTAAGCTGGGCATAGATTACCGTTCCCAGCTTCGGGGTGTTATTGACTACTTCGTTTGCCATTAAAAGTCGTCACGAACCTTAAATTTCAAAAGTTCGTACAGCGTTTGAATTTGCCCGCTGGGGAAAGTAATTTGGATTGCGCCTTCGTAATCCCCGGGATCGCCCTGAAGCATGGCGGGTGTTGACGATGGGTAGAACGTAACTACTCCGCCGGGGCCATTTGTAATGACACCCGGAACTACGGCTTGCAACGTAGAAGAACCTACTGCGCGAAAGTGCAACTCTATAGTTGCGCCAGTCAATACAACTACTGCCCCAGTGACACTATCCACAATAGTACACACCAAGGCTGGGCCGGTGTCACCTTTTACAAGAAAAATTTTGTCGGCCATATAAACCTCTGGAACCCGAGTTTGTAGAAATTACTGTTTACACGAGTCTTTGGAACTCAATCTGCACCGATGCGCGAGTCAGACCCTTATTAACCTGCGTGCGAACGTCAGCTATAACGTCGTTAAACCGCTTCATATACTCAAGGGACGTTTTCAAATCATAGTAAGGCTGGTTTGGCGTGTTATACAAACGCGCTCTTGCCCCATAGGCAATGTCCTCAAGGAACCGTTCATAGATTTCTTCTCGAACGCCTGTAGATGCCCGACTAGGTTTTAAGGCTGCAAGAATACGAATTTTGTTGGCCTCTGTTACTTTTGGCGAGGGCACTAACCGAACTTCTTGAGACGAAGGCCTGTAGTAATAGTATGGGTTACCCTGTAGGGTGTTCCAGTCAGTTGTCCTGTATATCTGCGTCAGTTGCTCAATTGCCCGTGGCACTAAAAACTGATCGCCATACCATGCTTCGATAATATCGGCAATTTTGTATGTACCAGTATTTGGGGCTAAGTCGTATAGGCCAATACCAGCAATACCAGCCATATAGTCCAAATGCTCTTGGATATACCGGGTTTCTTGGCAAAACTCAATGCAAGCATTCCGTATAGCCTGAAGTGCCACTACTTCGGGTACGTCCTTGACGTAGGGCATGACCTCTACCAAGAAATTGTCGTAGGTAACTTCGCTCATGACATAGACCCGCCAACATTAGGATTACGCGGCAAAAGCGCCTGCTCTGGGCCTGACTTGATTTCCGACTGCTCTTTAACACCAACCGCAGCAGTAAATGTGGTCAAGTACATTTGACCAAGTGCGACTCCGGGTGCGTATTCAGCATCTTTAGTGCAAGCCCTAAACATGATGTAGTCAAGCAGCGGGCCTTGGTACACATCAAACATTGGAATAACCTGCGTCTCAAGAGTCAGGTTAGTCGGCTGCATTGAGTAATTTATCTCAAGGTAGTTTGTACCCGTACTAGGCGGGTATACGTAATATGCCGTTTGATCTTGCAGATCATAGATATAGTTCTGCGTAACCGCGCTTGCCGTGGCTGTATGCCAGTTAGGGTTATACGCATCAAGAAGTTCGCGGGAAATAATACGAACCGCACGTCCCGGGGTTGAGCCATTAGTGCCCATATTACGGTAGATGCCTAAAAGCATCCACCCGCCCGTAGGGAGAAGCTGACGTGTTCCTGCTGAAAGTTTTACAGCCCCCGGCGTGTTGGTAGCAGTGGGCTGCATGATGACAATCTGCCTCATGCCGTCGTTGAGCCACGACAGAAGCTCAGCCCGCGTCCAACGGATACCAGAAATATCAATAAGCTGCGTGGCAGCTTTAGAGATAATTGTCCCTGCGGTTACTGTTCCCATGCGCTACCTCAAGGGGTAACTGCCAATGCTGCAACAATTGCGGGGACTTGAGTTCCTGCCCATGCACCTTGTGCAGCCAAATTATCTTGGGTCGCAGTACCGGCATCAAGGTTAACAATTGCCAGAGCTTCTACATACGAGAAACCTGCGCTAACCAAGCCATCAATATTCGAAGTAGTGTCTTCCAGCACAACTTGTTGCGCTTGAGGTAAAGACAGTCCGCTTGCAACCAAATCGTCAAGTACAGCCATAGTAGCCTCCTGTTATTAAACCAACTGAGGGGGCCGAAGCCCCCTCTCGTTTAAGCTGGATTAACCAGCGACTTGCAAGAGTGCCAGACCGTTAGCCTGAGCAACTTGAGTGCCGTAGACGTTCAGACCGCGCACCAACGTACCGAAGTCGTTGGGGTTTTGCAGCGACTCAACCTTGGCAATTTGCGATGCAAAGGTGATAGCCGACTTGTGGCCTGCGATCACAGCATGACGCTTCAGAGCGCTGCTCAACGTGGAATCAGTTCCAGTGTTGGGGTTCATGTAGGTCTTGCCAGCAGCGCCGCGTGGGACGAGATTGGAGACATACACGGTGAAGCGGTCGATCATACCGATCTTGCCGTTGCGCAGAACGCTGGCAGAGTCACCCATGAACTGGGCTTGAGCCAAGTTCGATTGCATCAGGATTTGACGCTCGGTCGGGGTGATAACCAACCAACGATCAGTCTCGGGCACGTTGTTCTCATCCAACACGCTGGACAAAGCGGTGATGCTTTGCAGGATGTTAGAAGCGGTCAACGTAACAGGTGCCAAGTCGGTACCCAGATTGAACGAACCAGAGATAGCACCAGCGGTAGCACCTTGGTTAGCAGCAGCACCTTGGTTGAAGTTCGTGTACAAGATGTCCTTGTCGATCTGAATCTTCATCTGCATGGCAGCGTCATTGGTGAACATGTCCATCAATTTCGGCTTGGCTTGCAGTTCCAGCACGTTGTTAACGTTCACGCCGAAGTACTTACCCTTGTTGATAACCAATTGGATGGTACTGGGGGCGGGCACTTCATAGGCCAGATTCTGACCAATGCTGTAGCTGTTGATAGTGATCGTGGGGATCGTGTTGATAATCACGGTATCGCCCATGCCGGTGATGTCACCTTGCCAGTCGGTATTGGCGATTTCGCCGAAAACGGTGGCGGCATAGAACTTCTGGGCCAGCTTGCCAGACCAGAGGGCGGGGATAAAGGAACCGGAATAAGCGGTGCCAGAATAAGCAACCTGACCGCCGGGGGTGTTAAAACCACCCGAGTTAATGGGATAGGCTGCTGCTGCGGTAATAGTAGACATGGTAAATTTCCTATTTCAAAAATGATTTGGTTAGGCCACCATGCTTTTGGGACTTATCTAATTCGTCCTTCAGCGTAGGCGGCATGAATTTCAGCTTCAATCTTCACCGCTTCATCGTTTGTAATCTTGTTCTTCATCCAGTCATCGTAAAACTGCGAAATTTCAGCTTGGCTAAAGTTCCGTTTTTCGGTTCCTAAACTCTGAGCAGGCGTACTACGAGAGCGAGTCGGTGCTACTTGACTAGAAAGACTAGGCGTTTTTTGCTGGGTCTTAGGTGAGACCATGGATTTGTACTGATTGAAAATTGCAGCCGTTCGATCTGCATCAAACGCTTCATAAGCATTGTTCAATCCATACTGGCGTGGTAGTCCGTATACGGGGTCTACTTCTGCCAACCATGCCAAGAAACCTGAATCTACATTCAAGGATTCCCAGTCAGGAACTTTTGTGCTGAGGCTGGATAGGAATCTGTCTTTGTCAGACACCACCTGCCGGTCACTCACGTTCCCAAGCTTACCTTTTAACTCTTTGATCTCACTGAGCAACTCAGCATTACGGTTCCGAACTTCGGAAACTTTCTGCTCAGCAGCACGGTCAATCAAATCCAACAAGTCAGAGCCAAATGCTTCTTTGTCTTGTTCAGTGATAAGAGTCGATCCCGTTGTCGATGGCGCACTAATCTGTTGGGCTTTTGCGGCAGCATTCTCAGCAATCAAGGTTTGAACTTGTTGGTTCAACTCTCGTGTCTGTGCGTGCAGTCGCGGCACTTCAGCGTCGTACATTCCTTTGAGCGTAAGGTACTTTCGTTCCCACGTTTCTTCGGACACCGTCTTCGGTTGTGGCTCTTGCGAGACTGGTTGCGGCGGATCATTCGCTACTGGTTGAGGGTCTGGATTCTGGATAGTCTCCGCATTTTCTGCGGTCTGTCCGTTCATCTGGGCTACAAACGCGTCTGCGTCATCAACTTGCTGCTGAATTGCTCGTGGCAAAGCCATATCTCTATCTCCTTCGCTCCGGCTACGCTTTGAAACTCCGACTTTACGGTCAGTTTCTATTCGCTTACGGTCTGCTACTTTAGGGTTTCAAATTTGACTGTAATCTCCGACTTAACGGTCTGATTACTGTCTACGGGTTTTGGCAAACAGAGTTTCACCCTGTTCCACCATCTCAAGGATTTCCTTGAGTTCGATTTGTCGGCCTTGCAGCCGACTCTTCATTTCTTCACCTGTTGCCTCACCAAGTCTTTCAAGAGTCTCTTGGCGACGGGCTTTCAAGTATTCTACCAGTGGTTGCATGTCTTGAGTACGCATCAGTGAAAAACACCGTGCTACCCGATCATCGACACGAATCACTTATTTGCACATTCCGTCGGTCTTAGCAGTATCAGCCGAATATTCAGCACCGCCACGCTTACCAAGTGCGAAGATATTGCCGCTATCGCCGCCAGCGCCTTGCGAGGCCGGGCCTTTCGACATACCGTCAGTCTTGGCAGACTCTTGACCATATTCCTTACCGTTTGCACCAACCGATGCGCGGGTTTCTTTGGGGTTAATTGCTTGCATAGAAAACTCCTTTGTGTGGATAATATACCAAAAAATTACACTGTCAACTGGGGATACCAGCCTGCGGCGCAAAATTATTTGTCACTGCTGCGCCGTTCTGAAGTTGCGCACCCGGGCCGGGGGCCGGAGCCGACCCACCCGCTTGAGATTGCCCATTTGCTTGGTTAGCCTGCATCTGTTGCTGCTGAGCCATTTGCTGCTGATTAACCATGCGTTGCTTAATAACCTCGACCGGGGGGACAATAAGGTCTGGGTTGAGGTCAAGGGTTTTAGCCGACTGCCGCAGCAATTCTGCAATACCTTCCATACCAACCACTTGCTGGACAACTGGACTTTGCAGGGCAATTTGCAGGAATTGGTTTTGGCGAACTTGGGCTTGCTCTTTCTGAACCAGAGAAGCAGCGCCGCGAGCACGGCAATTAACATCACCCTTCAAATCTGGGTCAGTGCCATAACGCATATTATAAAAATACAGCCGGTTAATTGCGGGCTCAATAACTGAGTTATCAATATTGGCGATAACCTGCTTAATAGATTTACCTGCGTTGGTCATCAACATAGACATACCCGAAGCTGTACGTCCAGCGCCGCCTGCGGGGCTATCGCCGGTCATATATCGGGGTATACCTGTGTATTCATCTGCTAGGGTGGCAAACTTCTCATATACAGCCATTAACTCCTGCGCAAGCGAGTTCGGTTGGTAGAACTGCATAGGCGGAGCGCTGCCAGCCATCGGGTCAGACGTAACCTGCCAGACCTTCCATGGGTATAGCTGAGTAATATTCTCACCCTGCGGTAAGCGGTCAATGTTGTAAACCACCTGCGGGCCCGACGAGATGGACATGTTGTTAACCAACGAGCGTGCGGCTGCGTTACAAATATCCTGCGTATCCCGGCACAAGTCCGCTACAGAGTTACCCCAGAACGCACCGGGCACCTCTTCGTACGACGCTTTGTAGTACGGCTTACGACCCAGTGGGTCAGGGTTTACGGCTGCCTTAATCACCCAGTGGCCTATGACCCAGCCCTCAATCGGGTAGTCCATCAGCGGGTCGGGAATTTCTTCCTCGGTCAAGCCCCAGTCAATAAGCAACTGCCCTTGGACATTGCCCCAGAACTGAAGCGCGTCGATAAGCTCAGACGGGTTCTGCTGCACACCCATGGTTGACTTGCCCTCAGCCGCAGCCTTGTTCATGTCAACGTAAATCCAGTCGCGCAGACCGCCTTTGCCGTATTCTTCCAGCACTCCGCGTATGGCCTGCTCGCTGTCGCCCCCAACCCCCATCAAGGCCTGCAGGTAAGACGGGCAGGGG